AGGTTGCTAGTGATCTAGCGGGATTGGCTCCATCCATTTCGCGGCTTTTTGATGCCAAGAGCACCGCTACCAAGGCGATGCTTCAGGCCAAGCGTACAGGCGGTAAATCCAACCTTGGCGCGGCGTTACAGATTGAGATGGCTTTGGATGAGGCCAAGCGGTTTGAAGAACAGCTCAAAATGCTGTTCATGCAGGCGGGGCGCATAGACGTATGGAATGCGACCAAAGCTCGGCAGGCTGAGATGGATAGAGATGACGCCAGAGAGATGGCAGAGCTAAAGGCTGAAGAGAAGCGCCGCAAAGAAGAAGAGCAAGAGCAGATGGCGTGGGCGATTGGTGTTGTTGTGATCGTAATGCTTCTTGGCGCTGTTGGCTGGGGCATTGTTGAGATACAAGATTACTGTGCCAAGACAAGGTGTGGTCGGTGAATGAGTACCAGAAACAGTTTGACCTTTTCCTTAAAGTCTTTGTCAGGCTGTGCGTGGCGTGGTGGGTGCTTGGGTTTCTTAAATTCCTGCCAGACGATCTGTCTGACAAGATTGTGAACAAAATACTTGGGATGTTTGGACTATGAGTGAAGAAAAGCCAGCAGATGTACTAAGCAAGGTGCTGTCCTATGTGGATAGTCCATTCAAGCTGTTTGCGCTGATACTCATGGCGGTGTTTGCATTTTGTGGGTACTTTGTTTGGCAGAACCAAGAACTGCTAGTGGGCGCGTACAAAGAGTCCAAGAAGATGCCAAGCATTGTTGAGGACAGAGTGGAAGATGCTGCCGCCCACTTGCTTAAAACCACCAACGCCACCGTTGTTGCCGTATTCAAAGTAAATCCAATGTTTGGAACCAGAGTGCTGTACCGCGCTTACACCAAAGAAGGCCGAGACAAAACCAACGATGGGCTGGATGTAGGCCTGTTTACCCAGAATTCACTTAACAACGCTGATGTAGTCAAGCTGATGGCTAGCGAGATACCTTGTGGCGAATACAAGTCAGCGCAATCCGAGATGGGTTTGTGGTACATCGCCAAAGGGGTTGCATTTACTTGCCGAATCAGTATCCCGCCTGACCCAAGCCGGTTTGTTGGCCAAATTACTGTGGGCTGGGATAATGAACCCGCTGACATTCAGGTGACAAGAACCATGATGGAAATTGCAGCAACCATGCTTACAAGGAGCAAACAATGATTGGACTAGACGCACTAAAAATGGCGCTTAACGCGCTAGAAAGTATTTTTGCATCAACTCACCCTTATCGGGAAGATGGGACAAGCACTCTAAGCGAAGAATCTGTTGAGTTGAGTAACAAAGCTATTGCTGCCATTAAAGAGATATTGGAGCAGCGCACATGATTGGACTAGACGCACTTTTAAACGTGGGCGGTAAGCTCATTGACAAGCTGATCCCGGACCCAGAGGCCAAAGCCAAGGCGCAACTGGAGCTCCAGAAGATGGCGCAAGATGGTGAGCTGGCTAAGATGGCCAATGAAACCGAGCTATACAAGACGGAGCAGAACAACCTGACCGAGCGGGTTAAGGCTGACATGTCCAGTGATTCTTGGCTGTCTAAGAACATTCGTCCCATGACGCTAATCTTCCTGTTGGTTGCCTATTCTGGCTTTGCTATTGCCTCAATATTTGAGTACGAAACCCGTGGCGCTTACGTTGAATTGCTGGGACAATGGGGCATGCTCGTGATGTCGTTCTACTTTGGCGGACGCACAATGGAAAAGATTGCAGATAGGATTAAAAAATGAATCTGACACCACATTTCACCCTTGAAGAACTCACGCACACTGACCACAGACAGTATGACAATACCCCAAACGAAGCAGAGCTGGAGAACCTTAAGCGACTCGCGGCCTTCCTTGAGGAAATCAAAACTGCCTTGGGCGGAAGACCAGTCATGGTTAACTCTGCTTTTCGCAGCAAGCAAGTCAATGATGCTGTTGGCTCTAAAGATACTAGCCAGCATCGTATTGGTTGTGCTGTGGACATCCGAGTACCTCAACTGACCCCTGATGAAGTGGTTAAAACCATCATTGCATCTGGCTTGCCCTACGATCAGATCATCCGAGAATTCGATCGCTGGACGCATATCAGCATCCCAAACACACCAGAAACTAAGCCAAGAAAACAGGCGTTGATTATCGACAAAACGGGCACTAGGGCTTATGCTTGATGCACCCTCAAATTGATGGGAAAATAAGCCATGCCATTACAAAAAATCATGTTTAAGCCGGGCGTTAACCGGGAGAACACACGGTACACCACCGAAGGTGGTTGGTATGATTGCGACAAAGTTCGGTTCCGGCAAGGCACGCCAGAAAAGATTGGCGGCTGGCAACGCATTTCTGCAACAACATTCTTGGGCGTATGCCGCTCGCTTTGGAATTGGGTGACGCTTGGTAGCCAGAACCTTTTGGGCGTGGGCACACACCTTAAGTTTTACATCGAGAATGGCGGGGCGTACAACGACATCACCCCCTTGCGTAAAGCCCCTGCAACGCTTGGCAACAACCCATTTTCTACCACATCAGGCTCAACCACAGTAGTTGTAACTGACGCTACTGGCGGCTACACCAACGGCGCTTTTGTGACTTTCAGCGGTGCAACGGCTGTGGGCGGCTTGACCCTTAATGGTGAATACCAGCTTTCTACTATTGGTACGTCTACAACGACATACGAAATTACAGCGTCTTCTCCAGCTTCTTCTACCGCTACGGGCGGGGGCGCGGCTGTTGTGGCTGCATACCAAATCAATCCCGGCCCTGAGTATGCCGTGCCGCTTACTGGCTGGGGCGCTGGCTCTTGGGGTTCAGGCACATGGGGCCTTGGCTCCACATCTGTGGATGCGCTGCGTATCTGGAACCAAAGCAACTTTGGCCAGAACTTGATCTTTGGCCCACGCGGTGAAGAGATTTACTACTGGGACGCTAACACCAGCCTGACAACCCGTGGCGTGTTGCTTTCTTCTCTTGCTGGTGCATCGGATGTGCCGCTACATCAAAACTTCTTGCTGGTCTCAGACACCAGCCGCTTTGTACTTGTCTTTGGCACAAACGAAATTGGCGATACTATTCTTGACCCGATGCTGATTCGTTGGTCTGACCAAGAAGATGCTGTGCAGTGGACACCTGCAATTACCAACCAAGCAGGTAGTATTCGCCTCTCACACGGCTCAAAGATTGTGACTGCTTTGCAGTCTCGCCAAGAGATTTTGGTTTGGACAGATTCTTCTTTGTACTCACTTCAGTACCTTGGGCCTCCTTTTGTTTGGAGTTCACAGCTTCTTGCAGATAGTGTTTCACTTGTAGGCCCCAGCGCTGCTGCCATTGCCTCGGGTGTCACGTACTGGATGGGCGTGGACAAGTTCTACAAATACGATGGCCGTGTGCAAACACTGCGCTGTGATCTGCGGCAGTATATTTTTAGCGACATCAACTCGGCTCAATATGAGCAGGTGTTTGCAAGCACCAACGAAGGTTTTAATGAAGTCTGGTGGTTTTACTGCTCTAGTAATTCAAATGCTATAGACAAGTACGTTGTGTACAACTACGAAGAAGACATCTGGTACTACGGCATGATGGCGCGTACGGCTTGGCTTGACTCTGGTCTTCGCAACTACCCGCTTGCCGCTACGTACAACTACAACGTGGTGAACCATGAGCAAGGTGTTGACGACAACGCTACTGGTACTGCTTTGCCAATCGAGGCATATATTAGCTCTTCGCAGTTTGATATTGGTGACGGTCACAACTTTGGCTTTGTCTGGCGTATCCTGCCCGACATCACGTTCCGTGGCTCCACAGCCACAAGCCCACAGGTTACGATGTATTTGCAGCCTTTGCAAAACTCAGGCTCTGGGTACAACGATCCACAATCGGTTGCCGGTAGTAACAGTGGCGCTGTGACACGTACGGCAGTTATCCCCGTTGAGCAGTTTACTGGGCAGATCAACACCCGTGTGCGTGGCCGTCAGTTGGCGTTCAAGATTGACTCTACTGCGCTTGGCGTAACGTGGCAGTTGGGAGCTCCCCGTATGGACATCCGACCTGATGGTCGCAGGGGCGGCTGATGTCTTTGATTGTTACATCCGAGTACCAGCTCAATAGGGTCGTTGCGCCGCGCTTGCCGATTGCCACAAAGCAGTACGACCAGAACTATATCAACGAGCTAAACAACATCCTGCGTCTGTACTTTAACCAGCTTGACAACATCATCGGGCAGTTAAGAACTTTGTCAGTGCCGTATGGTGCGTTCTCCAGCGATCAAGATCAGACAGCAGTAGCCAATACAGCTACGTTGATGACACTGAATACCACCGATTTTGCTAACGGTGTCAGCATTGCAACTTCTAAAATCACGGTAGCCACTGCAGGTATTTATAATCTACAGTTTAGCGCCCAGTTTCAAAACACAGACACTGCCTTTCAAGATGTTTACATTTGGTTAAAACAAAGCGGGGTAGATATACCGGGGTCAACTGGCTTTGTATCTATTCCAAACAGACACGCAGGAACGGATGGACACGCAATTGTTGGCTGGAACTATTTTCTAAGTATGACGGCGGGTC